CCGATCTTCCGCCGGGATCCTCTTGAAGATTCCCGTGCGGTCATCGTCGTAGAGGTTCCGGGTGATCAGAACGCCGAGAGCGATGTTGGTGAAGTACACCGTCTTCGTGTTCCCCTGCTTGATGATGTCGTAGGAGAGCGTCTCGCCCTCCGACCGATCGATCATCGCGCCGAGCGGACTTGCATTCCCCTCTTTGATGTAGTTCCCATCGGCGGTGTGGAAATGCACGATCTCCTTGTGCTCCCCGTCCCTCCGCTTGTACTCATCGTAGAAGATCTTGTTGAAGTCCTTCGAGAGAAAGTTGGCGAAACCGCCAAGAACTCCGATACCTGCAGGCATCTGTCAGCCCCCTTTCCTATTTCTGTCCCGTCCAGGTGGACGAGCGGATCGTGACCAGCAGCTCTGCCGCAGTTCCCCACGCGCTTCCCGGCGCGAGCCCCAGAATCTTCACGCAGCTGCCGCCAGTGTAGCTCGGGTGAACGCCCATGTAGCTTCCGCTGACCTTCAAGCTGCGCACCAGGCCGGTATATCCGACGGTCACGTTGACCGTGGTCCCCGCCCGGGCCTTGAAGACGATTCCGGCCAGGGCCGGAACAATCCTGATCTTCTGCCGCGTGGTCGCGATGGCCGTCACGCCATCGACCGCGATGCCGAAGATCCCACTGGACGTGTTTCCGGGAATCTTCCCGTATCCGTCCGATCCCAGAACGATCGCCTCCCCGGCGATGACCGTCACGTTCGACGCCATCGTCATCTCTTTCACCGGAAAGACGTTCCCCTGCAGGATCTGGTACGGCTGAAAGCCGTACAGCGCAGTAGGATTCGCCATCTGTTCTCCTCCCGGCGCTCCTCGCGCCCTCTTCCTTCTTCGATCCGGCCTTTGCCAGCCCTCTTAAAAGCGGCTCAACGAGCCGCCCTCCTCACATCGTCTTCGTTCCATACGCCGAAATGACGGCCTTTTCGACCTCCTCCTCGACTTCGTAGCTCCGCACACGGCCCTTGCTTGCCTCATCGAGCCGAGCGTCCAGATCCGCCCTCGGGGCGTTCTGTGTCCGTTCCCTGCTCTTCTGCGCGACGGCCTCCAGGTGCTGCTCGTATCGTTTCTTCTCGACCTTCATCAGCACCAGTTCATCCCGGCCTCCGGCCCCCTTCAGCGCGATATGCCCGCTGGCATTACTCCCGCACCGCACCTTGACCGGCTCATCCTTCCCGACCAGGGAGTACCCGATGTCCTTGTGCACATCAACATCCTCCGCCGAGGCCCAGAAGGTGTGCCACCGGGAGTCGTACTCCGGGTCGGTCACCTTCACGTCGATCTTGTCCATGGCCCTTCGGGCCAGCGGGTCCAGGATCTCCAACCGCGGTTCCCCAGGCTTCCTCTTTGGTGCCTTCTTCCCCATTTCCCAGCTTGCCTTCGCCAGGAAGTAGTCCCGTGTGTTCTCGTAGTGAAGCTGCGAAAGAACGGCATCCGGTAGGGTCTTGAAATCTTCGGAATCGAACCGAAGCTTTCCGCCCTCCCTATCCGACTGTACTATCTGTGCTTCCTCCGTGGAAGAGCAAACGTGCAGTTCTGCGGCCTTTTCGGCCCGTTCCGTGGGCTTCGGCGGCTGCGCTTGCACTTCCAGCACCTTCCCCTCTTTTCCAATCGTTGTATCCTTCTTCTTCGCGCTCATCCGTTCATCCTTTCTTTGCCCCAGATCTCCTCCAGGAACTCTTGTGTGAATGTCATCCGACCGACGTGGATCGTGTTCGTCTCGAAGTCCATGTGAACGAAGGCATCTTTCATAAGGGCGTTCGCAAGGGTCTCTCGTAGGAAGAGTACCTTCGCGCAGAACAACGGGAATCCCCGCATTCTCTCCCCCTCTTTCCTCCCTCCCCACTGTCCGATCCAGCGGGAAAGAGCATATCGCAGACCGGAATGCCTGGCGTACTGCAGCAGACTTTCATCTCCGCAGCCGCGGTGTATCGTGCTCACTTCCCGCCTGCCTTTCCCGTTCTCTTCGCAAACTCTTCGATGGGCATTCCCAGCTCCATCGCCTCTCTCTTCATCTGCTCCGTGACGTAGACCTTCCGGGGGCCCGCACTCCTGCCTGCACCCCCGCCTCCGCCCGACTCCTGGAAGAAGACGGGTGCCGCTCCTCTGCGCTGCTCTGCGGGCCGCTCTGCAGCCTGCTCCGACTTCCCGCCCCCTTCCGCCACCAGCTCCCCGAAGTGCTCCACCTTGGCCTGATCGGTCATGTACTTCCAGACCTGCGGGTTCTTCTGCTGTTCGGGCGGCAGACGGGCAATCTTGCCGCGTATTTCCTTCTCGAACTTCTTGAAGATCGGTCCGTCCTGCGGATCGTTCAAGACGTTCAGCTCCGCGCTCTTCACCGCCTGGTCGATAAGCGTCTGCAGCAGCGGGGCCAGCTCCTTCATGATCTTCTTCGTCCCGCGCCTTTCGATCAGCTCCTCGACCGCATCGAACGGGCTGTTCCCGTCCTCGAAGAGCTTCTTGCTGAACCGCGCCCGAAACGCCTCGTCGCTTTCCCCGGGCTCCTGCACGGGCGCCGCTGCGGGCGCAGGTGCGGGCTGCAGCTTCTCCCCCAGCGCCGCGATACCGTCCCGCAGCGCCTGCGAGCTGTCCCCGCTCTTCACCGCTGCGGCCTCCAGGCTGCGAATCTTCTCCAGGATCTGCCTCGGACTCATCCCCTTCAGCTCTTCGGGCGTCTCGTCCTCCGAAGGCGGGAGCTGCCCCTCTTCGAGGACGACGATCTCCTGCTCCTCTTCCGGCTTCTCCTCCTCGACCACGGTTTCTTCTGCGGCCGCCTCTGCGAAATGTTGCAGCCCCATCCGGCTGAAGTCGTCTTCATTCGTCATGTTCATCTCCTTTGCCTTTCAGCTCATCGGGATCCACGATCCGCGGGAAGGGCCGTCCGGCAGGAGGCTGTCCTTCCGTCTTCCGGTCCGCCGCTCGCTTCGCCTTCCGCTCCTCTTCGAGCATACCCTCGATGTCCGCCGCCACGAACTCGTCCACGGTGCTGAAGAACGTGGTCAGTGCGTCCGACCGGCCCTGGTTGCGGTAGATGTCCCGCGGCTCACTGGCCGTCTGCAGATCCCTCACCGCGATCGTCGCCAGCCTCACGTACGCCTGCTTCAGCGCCTCCCAGCCCTTACATGCCTGGAGCTGCCGCAGCTCCTGCTGCGTTTCCCGCGCCCGCTTGAGCGCCTCCAACTCCGCCTTGCTGCCCGGCTCCACTTCCTGATTCATCCATAGGTACTGCACTCATCGCCTCCGGTGGCGGCGAGGCCAGCGCCTGTACGGCGCCTCCCGCTGCCTGTTGTGGTATCGTCTGCTCCTGTAGCGCTTTCATCATGTCCAGCATCATGTCGACTTTCTTGTACTCGGGAATGTAATCCGACGTATCCTCCTCGCCGAAGAACTTGATCGTCTGCTCCATCATCTTGCAGAACCCGACGAACAGCCGTCCCATGGACTGCTTGACATCCGCCGGAAGCTGCGGGTTCGACATCTGCGTCTGCAGCGGGAGTATCCGGTCCATGAAGAGGCCGTAGAGCTGCGTCTGCGTCAGGAGGTTCTGCCTCTGCGCCTCGAAGGTCTGCTCCATCTCCGATGTGCGGACGCTGAAGCGCAGCTTCAGCGGGAGGTCTGCCATGCTGATGGACAGCGCGGCATCGAGGATCTGGAGGTCTTCATCCGACAGCCTGCGCAGCCTGCGCTCTTTCTCCATGACTGCGCTCTTGTTCTTGACGAGCTGGTAGAGGATCAAAAGGCCGATCTCGCTGTAGAACTCGACCAGCCCTTCCGCAACGGAGCTGAAGATCCCCATCCCCTGCTTCATACGGCTCGCCTGAAGGCCGATGCTGTCCCGGCTCTTCAGTGTCTGATCCGCGAACCCGGCCATCGCATCCGACATCCCGCTCGCCTTCTGCGCGTAGGTCATCGAGATGCCCTCCGCCTGCAGACTGCTCGGATAGACCTCTCCAGCCTTCAGCGAAACGATGTCCTCCCTCGGGTTGTCCAGCATCCAGACCTTCCCCGGGAAGATCGTTTCCTTCAGCCGGATTCCGCTTCCCTTCCGGACTGCAAACATCTGAGCCAGGGAGATGTGGATTCCATCATTTCGGCTATTGTGCAGCATCTCCCCCTCTTCCTGGGGTCCGTTGCAATACTGTCCACATCCGATTCCTTCCAGACGACCGGCACGTCCAACGTAGTTGCCGACAGCAAAACATCGCCTTCCAAGTTCATTATACCCCTCCCGCAGGATCTCCCCGCTGTTCTCCTCGAACGTAACGATGCAGTCCCGGTAGATGCCGTCCCCGACCGGATCATGGAAGAAGTAGAACTCGACGATGTCGAACTGCGCGTCCTGAAGTTCGTCGATGCCGATGTTCCGGTTCTCATCGACACGCGTGTCGGATGGCTGGCTTCGGAAATGGTCCACGACCGCGTCGACGTTCGTGTAGACGCCCTGCGCTTCGCGGTTCCGAAGCTCATGGAGCTTCAGATGCACGACGTGCGCGATCCACGTGGCCGTCTGGATGTCCGAAGTCGACGCACGGTAGAGGAAGTCTTCCGGCGGAATCGGCTCGATATCCGGCCCGTCGTGCATCGTCACTTCGATGTCCGTCGGAACACCGCTGTCGGTCTGTACGATGTTCCAACGGCTGACGACGTAGGGGACTTTGACCACCTGCGTTCCCAGACTCCCGACCTCGTAGAGGATGTCGCGATCTTTCTTCGCCTTGTTCAGATCATTCGGGCTCTGGGCCATCAGTCTGTACAGCTTGGTGAGAACTTTCGCCTGCGCGATCAGGTCCGAACTGTCATTAAGCCCCTGTATGGTCCAGAAGGGATCGCGGACGCCGAACGTGTTCTTCAACTGCGCGTAGATGGTCTGCGTGACGTGGAGCGCGATCGGCGGGCTGATGTTCGACGCCTTCTGCCACGGGTAGTCTTTCTGCTCGTGTTCTGGGATCGCCTCCCGCTGCCTACGGTAGACCTTGTACTTGTCCCACAAGGGCTGCAACTCTTGTCTGGCGGAAGACATCTCCTCCTGTGCCCATTTCAAGAAACGTTCCCGCTCCCGGGAAGTCTGCAAGAGCTCCCCGTCCTCTGCGCTGTCGGCCTTAAAGATCTCCATCTGCTCTTCTCCTTCTCCACGTGGCTGCCCCAGCCATCTGCACCAGCCGGGATCTGCAATCCCCTCGGCAACTGCCGGGGGGAATACCCCGGGCTCTTAATACCCCGTCGCCGCCGAGCGGTTCCACACGAACCGCTCCTCCTGCTCCTCTGCGTCTTCAACCTCTTCCGAGGTCATCGGCCTGCGTAGCCTGCTTACTGCCTTCTCCATCGCGTCGAGAACGTCCATCTTGAACTTCAACTGTGGGAAGAACTTCCACTCCCCGAAGACGGTCAGATAGCTGTCCTCGCAGACGTAGAGGTTCCCGCTCTGCGCAAGCGTTCCCAGGCCACTGCGAATGCGGGCAATCTTGTCCCCCGCGGACGGGACGGCCTGGAAGTTGACATATATCTTCCGTGAGAGCTTCTCCTTGTCGAGAAGAGGCTTCAGGATCTTTTGCATCGCGTTGCTCTCGACTGCGGTCTCGCGGATCGCACCCTTGAAATGCGGATCCACGTGCATCTTGAAGATCTCGTCGAACCACGTGCTGATGGACCAGCGGTCCGCGCGGACCTTCAGGAAGATCACCCGGCCTGCGTTGTCCGCCCCGGCGATGACGATCGCTGTCCGGCAGGCTTTCGCGCTGATGCCTGGCTCCGTGCCTGCGGGGTCAACTGCCATCACGATGTCCATGTCCTTCAGGTACACCCGTGCGGAGAAGTCGTCGAAGTTCTCGAAGCCTCCGAGCCGGACATAATGTTCCCCGTTCTTCTCGTCGAAGACGAGCCGTGCTTTCCGCGGGGTCATCTCCGCGAACTCCGCCATCCCCGCCTTCTGCGGCCGGTTGAAGAGCTGCGTGGACGCTGCCCACTGATCTTCTTCCAGAGCACGGGAAAGCTCCGCCTTGCTCATCACCTCGGGAAAGATGATCCGCCCATCCTCTTCCGGCACGCGGTTGTACACGGTCCACTGGCCGTCCGGCACGGGTTCGAACTCTTCCAGGGCGAAGCCGAAAACCTGCTTCAGGCTGCCCAGCGGGATGGTGGATGTGTCATCCACGGAGAACCGCGTCTCCACGAGGCAGATCCGGCTCTTCATCGTGCTGCGGAGAAGAGCACGGAAGTTCGTCTTGCACCAGCGCATCTTGCCGAGCATCTGCATGTTCCCCGCGTTCTCAACCGACAGGTCATCGAGGCCGATCGGATCGTCCACGTTGAGCAGATCGAAATGCTTCCCCTCTCCCGCTCCGGTCATCCCGCCGACGGAGAACGTCGCCTCGACCTGACGCATCGTTCGGTTCGGCAGGACCAACTCCGACTCGTTCCACCGGGCCTGACTTTTCGGGCTCTTCACGTAGTGCGCCGGGTACAGCGCTTCGACCAGCGGGTTACTGTCGAAGACGCTGCGGATGTTCCGGAGGAAGTCGGCCGCGTTGTCGACGATCGCGTTTCGGATGTTGACGGCGATGTTCGGATTGCGCAGACCTTCCCAGGCGTCCGGCCCGTGGCTGAAGATGGTGCTCTTGTAGTACCCGCGGGGGAGGAAGCCCGCAGCCCGAGCGCCGTCCGCCATGCAGAAGTCGGACTGGCGGAAGTTGCACATGTCGAGGTGGAGCTCTTCGTTCAAGAGGTTATACGGACTGATACTGTACCCGGCGATGAACTTCAAGAAGAAGAAGAGGGAGCAGAGGCCGAGCTGGGCCAGGAGGTCGACGGTCTCTTTATTTGTGCCCAGGCTGCGACTGGTGACCGCCCGCATTAACTGCTCGACGATCCGCTGCGTGTCTGCGCGGCCCGCGCTGAAGAACGGCGCGGCCGGATGCGGCCGGATGTAGAACTTCGCGCTGTCGGGAAGCGGGACGCGGGCCTCCGTCACGCGGGCTTCTTCCGTACGGGCTTCGCCCGTCGGATCAGGCTATTGGCGGTGTACTGCGGCGGGGCTGCGCGGGCAGATTGCAGGGAGTCCAGGAAGATGCCCTGGAAAGTCTGCACGAGAAGATCGTGGACGGGAATACCGCCCTTTGGAAAGCCGGAAGTCTGCTTCACGATACCTCCTCAAAGGCGGCCAGGACGGCCGCGGGGACGGGCTGGTCGGGCTGCACCGTCGCCGTCGCCGACTGCCGTGGCTCCGCCACGGGCTGGCGGCTCTGCAAGATGTCTTCCACGTCGGCCGGGCCGATTCCCGCGACGTGGGCCATTCCTTCGATCGCGGCACGGACAGCAGCGCTGGCGATCGAGCTGCCGGAAGCGCTGCCGTCGGCCGCGCTGTCTGCCTTGCCCGACAGACCGATGCGGTCCAGGACGCCGAAGGCGACGCGCGTGCGCTCTTTCATCTCCCCGCAGATGAGGCCCATCTGTATCGTTCGCAGGGCCTCTTCTCCGAGCAGGAAGAGACCGTGCAGGTAGCCCGCGCGGAGGGCCCGCTGCTCTTCGGGCAGGAGGGCGGGAAGCTGGGCGGACGGCGACTGCGCAGCCGGTGGGTCGGGCAGCGCGGGCGGCTGGACGTCCGGTGGGACGGATGGAGATTTCCGACTACGCGGCGAAGCCGCCGAAGACTGCTTCACATACGGATAGTACAACAGTCGGAAGGGCTATACAAGTGTGGAGCGGAAGTGGAGAAAATGGACATTTGAGTTCTGAAAAATAGTCGCGGTTCTACAGGGGGCATTCCTCCCCCGCGCGCGCCTCGTTGTCCAGGTGCCGGGGGGTGGCTGGCCGCGCCCGTGAGGCTGCGCTGCGTTCTGCGGCTGCGAACGGGCTTCACCCGCTCTGCGCCTCTGCGCTCTCGTGCTGTGTCGCGTCCACACCGTCGAACGCCCGTGTGGCGGGAGGGCCGACCTGCTACGCGGGCGCACCGCGTGGACACCCATCGTCGAACGACCGCGCGGCGGGCGTACCACACTTCCACACTTCCGCGCGTCCGCACCGTCGAACACTGCGGGGCGTCTACGCGTCGTTCGTAGTCCACCGTCGAACGCGTTTGCATCTGTCTGGACTGCTGGAGATATTGGAGGTTTCAAAAAGGCCCAAAAAACGACCGCCTGCGCGGTGTCGAAAACGGCTTTTCCCGGGCTTTTCTGCAATATGTATGCTATCAGAATATAGCAGAACCGCTATATACGGCGCCTGATCGGCGTTCGCTGGCGCAGAACAACGCCTCACTTGCTTTTCATTTGCATCTTCTATTTCCTTATCCTGTATAGAACTATCTTAATAATACTACTATATTTGCATAGGGGGGGTATAATCTCCAATTACTCCAATGTCTACAATCGGTCCATCCCCACCCCGGGAGGTCGACCCTACGCAAATGAAACGCGGTTTTCGACTTAATTCCTTACGGTACAAAGGATTAAAAAACGCAAACGAAAAGCAAATGGCCCACCGTCGGGTCGTTCGTATCGGGCTATTTTCACCTCAAAAAGCCCCCCTGCCGCCTGCACGCGTTCTGCGACCGCCTTTTTCGTGCTTTACGCGCTTCAAATCGGGCTTTATCCGCCTCGTTTCTCGTCGCAGACAAAAGAAAAGCGGCCTTTCGGCCGCCTTCCTTTCGTCTTCCTTTATCCCTCTTTCGCCAGCCTCTTCTCCTCCCAGAGGAACAGATCAAGGACCATATCGCCTCGCGCCTCCGCATCGTCTATCTCGTTTATCTCCCCTTCCAGCCCTTCCACGATACTCCCGCTGGACGCCAGCGCATACAACGCGCTTCCATCCCCGTAGTACCATTCGCCCGCAATCCTCCGACACTCCGCACCTTCGGGAATGACGTTCAACATCTCTTTCGCCTTCATGCCCGTCCCCTCCCCTTCCGCATCATCTTCACGTCGAGTACGGGCGGAATATACCCGCTCTCCGTCCACGTCCCGCTTTCATTCAGCCACACATCTATACTTCCGTCTTCCTCCATCCTCTTCCGAAGGATGCTTTCCTCCATTTCGAGATTCTTCTTCAGCGCATCCGAAAAGCAATCTTCCCGTAGTTCTTCTTCCCGCTTTTCCGTCATTATCCATCCGGGCGCGTGTTCCTCCGCCCATTCTCCGATCATCTCACATATCTCCTGTATGTCTTCGACGTTGGAATCAACGTACACATACACCACGGCCGTCGCCTCAAGCACCACGCGAAAGAGCCGCCCCGTATCGTACCACGGGTCATATCGGTCGAAGCCGACGCACTCTGCGCCGTCCTTTATCTCCTCCTGGACCGTCCCGCTGCGATCATACCAGCTGTAAAACTCCTCCCGCCGTCCCTCTTCCGTCAGGGCCGGACCCTCGATTGCGCATCCGCACTTTTCGCACCTTGGAATGCAATCGCACTCCTCCTCTGCGAACATAGGCGCCCATCCGGCCTCCTCCTGCGCTTCCTCCCCTTCGGGAAGCCCCGAGCTGCGCGCGCAGTCTTCGCACAGCAGCTCCCCATCATTCGCCCATCCGACTATGTCGTATGCTTTCATCTCAGATCCTCCCTTTTCCAGCCTTCGGGAAGCCCCGCCAGCAGGCTTTCCCACCCGTAATATCCCCAACAGCTATCCTCCTCCGTCTCTTCCGCCCCGTCCGTCCGGTCGGCCACCGCCCATCCGTAGACTTCCCCCTGTAACCACGCGTCGTATTCTGCGACCTCCGCTTTCAACAGGCGGACCGCCTTTGCGATGTTCCCGACGGTCCTCCGGCCAAACTCCCGCTTGAAGTCCTCCGCTTCAATCCATATGAGGCCGATCCGTCCGCTATCCCA